CTCATGAAAACTTTTTCTCAATTTATAATTGAAGCTGATTCTGCATCTGGTCAAACATCATCCGCAATATCAAGATCTGGTTCTGGTTCTGGTAGTTCTGGAAACACTCCAGGTGTAGGTAAAACAGGTTTTCAAAAAAGAGATTGGAATCCACTTAGATGGAAAAGAATTAGATCGAAGAAAAATCAAGAAGATAAGAAAAAAACAACAGCTAAAGATCAACCACAAACTCCTGAAACTAATCCCGAAACCAGTACAACACAAAATCAAAGACAACCACTTCCTTATAGATACAAGAAAGTAGAAAAACCAGAACGTGAAAAAGGTGGACCTCTTGCAAATAGACCACCGTCTTCAAATAATTCGATGGTTGCAAGAAGAACTACAGCATCACAACAACCACCACAGCACAGACAAATTTCAGCAAGGCCCGTCTCAACAGCTATGGCTGGAAGTAGACAAAGACCAGCAATTAGACCAGGAAATGAAAGACCTATGTTGGGTGGAAGTCCACAAAGAAAATCATTACCACCTTCAAATAATCAATCTCAAAAGAGATTAGAACCAGCACAACAAAGAAAACAACTCCCTCCAGCTCGTGGATGAAGATTTAGAAAGATATCAATCCAGTGAGATTGACAGATTCTCTGAGAAAGATGTAAATGACATATTGTCTCAAACGAATGAAGACAATATGATGATGAGAATTATGGAACTTGCTAATGAAAGAGAAAGTTTTCCTACGATAGGTAAATATTATACTTTTGTTTATAATCCAAAGACTCCTAGAATTGAATACGATGAATTTCCATTAATTGCTTGTGTTGGAATGTACATGTGGGGATTTAAAGGACTAAATTATCACTGGGGAGATTTTAGAAACTATACTTGGAATGAATATCAAGGTCTTCATGTAATATATCCACAAGAACTAAAGACTTTAAGATCTATTCCTTATCAAAAATTTAAAATAAATAAGTAAAAAAGACTTTCCTCAAATTTAATGGCAGAAATAATAAAAAAACAAACCTGGAATGGTCTTTTAGTAGAGTCAGTTACTGACACAAGTACTGGTGTCATAACTATAAGAAGACCATATCAGAATAAACCTGGAGAATTTTTATTTGAATATGCCAAATCAGATCCTAAAGTAAATGGAGGAAACTGGAGCTATATCAATCAAGATGTTTTTAGACTAGATTACAATAGATCTAAAAGATCACAAGGATTTCAAGAAACCTCACAACCAGAATTTAATAGTCTTTTCTACACACAAGGATTTAATGAATTCAATGAAACTAGAGGTGATGTATTAAATGATCTTAATAATTATAGTTCTGTAGATCTATCAGAAAGAAGTAGGAGTACTTTTGCTCAGGTATATAAAGTTCCTTATGTAGAAGATCCAGCAACTGGTCAAGTTGTAAGTAGTAGAGGACAATTAAGTTCACAACCCAATACAGGACCACAATTACAACCAGAAACTCAAGAACCTGATGCACAAGTTCCTATTCTTCCTCCTGAAGGTGTGGATGTAGAAGATCCATATACTGATGAAGGTCTATCTTATAATAAATTAACGGATGCAAATAAATCATTAATATCAACTAAAGTTAGTGGTGGAAAGGGAGTCACTCTTAGATATCCTTTACTAGAACCACCAGAAGAATTTGGAATTGATTATATTAGAATCACTGCTTATGATTATGTACCAAGTATTTCTAATGAAAATCTTAATATTACTAATGGTTTTGTAAATACAACAAATTCTACTCAATATGAAACCATATATTTACCAATGCAACCAAAACTGACTGAATCAAATCAAGTAAATTGGTCAGATGATACTCTTAATCCTGTAAAAAAAATACTTGGTGAATTTGCTATGGCTAATATCACTAATATCGGAAGTGCCAATTTTGGTGGAATAGTGAATGATACAAAGAAATTATTTGACAAAGTACAAAGTCTTACAACTGATGATAACTTGAAACAATTTATATCTGCATACTTTGCTGGACAAGCAGTCGGAGCAAATCTTGTAGGAAGAACTTCTGGTATGGTCATAAATCCAAATCTTGAGTTGTTATTCAATGGACCAACACTAAGAACCTTTAATTTTAATTTCAGATTTACTCCTAGATTTGAAAAAGAATCTGAAGAAATCCGAAAAATAATTCGAGCATTTAAAAGAAATTCATTACCACAAAGAACTAGTTCAAATTTATTTCTAAGATCTCCAAGAGTCTTTGAACTTGAATATGTTTATATGGGAAACAGAGAAACGATTGGAGAAGCACATCCATATCTAAATCAGTTCAAACCCTGTGCTTTAACAAATCTTTCAATTGATTACACTCCAGATGGTTCTTATATGACATTTGGTTCAACTGGATCACTTACATCTTATGATGTAAGTCTTTCATTCACTGAGTTACAGCCAAATTACGCTGATCAAATTGGAATGGGTACAATAGAACCAGGAGTGGATAAACTTGATGATACTGGAACCACAATGGGATTTTAACAAATGACACAACAATACTTCAACTACGTTCCTAATTTTGAGTACGTTGATCGTACTCCAAATACTAATAGTGTTTCAAATTACATTCAAGTAAAAAATCTTTTCAAAAGAACAAAACTTAGAGAAGATATATTTCAGGATTTAGCATATTTTACAAAATATACGATTGTCGGAGATGATCGACCAGATAATGTTGCGGAAAAGGTATATGATGATCCAAATCTTGATTGGTTAGTATTACTTTCAAATAATATTCTTAATATCGAAACCGAGTGGCCATTGACTCAGGAAGGATTTGAAAAATATCTAACATATAAGTATGGTGATAATCAAACAATATATTCTGTTAGACATTATGAAACCAGAGAAATTAGAGATAGTCTGAAGAGAATAATCATTCCTGCAGGTCTTGAAGTTCCTTCAGACTACAGTGTTACATATTTTGATTCTGGGTTAGGTCAAAGTATTACAACATCAAGTGTAAGTGAAATTACAAACTATCAATATGAATTAAATATTCAAAATCAAAGAAGAAATATTTTCTTACTTAAAGAGTTTTATCTTGGTCTAATAATTGATGATCTTGAAACAATTATGCCATATCCAGAAGGTTCAAGTCAGTATGTGTCTGACAGTCTGGTACGAGGAGATAATATCAAATTATACGAATAAAAAAAGTAATAAGACAAAAAAATACCCCGATTTTTTTTCGGGGTATATGAGAATTAATTATTGATTTTTGTATCAGGAATCAGCCAACTTTGAGAAATAACTAAGAGGATCATCATCGTCATCATCAACGGATGTTGTTTCAACATTCTTTGATGCTTTGTAAGATTCTTCAAGTTTTTGCATGACTTCATCTTCACTGACTGACTTTCGTTCTGTCGCAGCATAGTTGTCATATTCCGTCTCCTCTTCTACAGTTGTCATACGACTGGACTTATTGCCCAGAACATAATCAAGACGTTTTTTCAGTTCATCATAGGATTTGAACTGATCAGGAGCAGTAAATGCCGTCAGTGAATATTGCTTCTTCCAAATTGCTTCCATTGCATCGTCATCATCCAAAAGAGGACCAGGACGATCGAATTCAGACTTATCGTAATTCCAGTACCCATCTTTCTTTTGCAACTTCAGTTTGAAGTTAGCACCTTGCCAAAAGTCAAAAGGATTAATTGGTGTTTCATCCTCAAACTCTGGTTGCATCACATCCATGATCTTATCAAAGATCTTCTTACCAAATTTGTAAAGAAACACACCTCCCTCGTTTTGAGGATTGGCAGGATCTTTTACAACATAAATGTTTGCATAGAAAGACAATTTACGTTTTTGTTTACGAACAGTATCTTTATCTGATTCATTTCCAGTATTCCACAGTTCCCTGTTGAGTTCACTAATAGGATCCTTCTGACCAATTGTAGTCAGAGAATTCTCAATGTACCATCCTCCAGGACCTTGAAAGGCATGAGAGAACAGTTTGACCCAGGGAAGATCTTCTCCTTCAGGTGCAGGAAGAAAACGAATGACTGCATAACCATTTCCACTTTTATCCATCTCTGGTTTCCAGAGACGATCATCACTACTACCACCAGTGTTATTCATCTTCTCAACTTCTTTTACCAATTTACTGGTAAGAGAACCCAAAGAAGATTGTTTTTTAAGATCAGAAAACGACATGTTTACTCCGTATTAGATGTATTTGGCCTTTGTGCTTTAGCTTGGTAGAGGATCAGCCAGCCTCAATATAGATCAAATTGAGAGAGGTGTCAACTCTGATCAAGAGACTTTTTCATGTTTTCAATAATATTTGTCATATTTGAAAACACATATCCGAGATCAACATCTTCAGGAAATCCAAGTTGTCGAGCAGAGATCATAATATTCTCTTTCATTTGTTTAGCTTCAGGATCATCAGACAAACTCAATCTTGTATAAAGAACTTGTTGTTTTTTCAAAAGTTGTTCTAACATTTCAATATGCTGCAGTTTGTCATCTTTTGACATTGAAGACATAGAAAAAATTTTTTTATAAATTTCTTCTTGAAGTTCTGAGATTTCTCTCAT